CGACTTACTCTAAAGAAATATCTATATGGAGAAAGCGGAGATGCAAGTCCACCAATAGAATACCCTAGACAAGTATGGTATGTTGATAGAATAAAATCAAGAAATAAAGTACAGATTACTTTAGAACTTGCTTCACCATTTGATTTAAGTGGAATACAACTACCTGGTCGTTCTATTGTGGCAAATAGATGTCCTTTTATGTATCAGGGTGCAAGTGACCATTTACCAGAGTATAAAAAAGCACAGAGTGGGTGTACTTGGAATATAGATGGGAAAAAGAAAATACAATATAGTAGCTATGACGGTGGGACAGAATATACCATTTATGCAAATGTAGACGATGAGTATATTATTGATGAAAGTATTGTAAGTGGGTTAAGTCCATCTTCAACTCCAGCAAGTATTACAATAGATACATATTATAAAACACAAATAAGTGCAAATAGATTTAATGCAAACGGAACAACAAGTAGTGTTACAAAAAACTTATACTGGCAAGCTACAGCAACAACAGCAAGTCCAGGCACAATAAGTGTAAGTAATAGTAACTTTAAACCAGTGAGAGTATATAATGCATACTCACATGGTACAGAATATTTTACATATTCAGATGATAGATATAACGATTATGTAACTTTTACTGACAATGTATCAACCAGTGAAACTTACAACTATACTCTTATGTGGAAAGCAGTAAAACCTTCAGAAAGTGTAAAACCTGATTTTGGAGTTTACTGGCAAAGAGGAGATACTTGTAGTAAAAGTTTAGATGGATGTAAACTGAGATTTGGATTTCAACCAAAAGATTCAGCAAACTCTAGTACAACAGGAAAGGCAAAAACAAATACGGGAGCAGACCTACCATTTGGTGGATTCCCAGCAGCAAAGGCATTCTCGTGATCGAAGATATTTTTGCTCATGCAGAATCAGCTGCGCCTGGTGAATGTTGTGGACTTGTTGTACAGGATGAAAACGGAGAAAAATATATTCCGAGTGAAAATCTCCACGAAGATAATTCGCAGTTTAAAATTGACCCAAAGTTATTCATTCATCATCAATTAAAATCAAATATAAAATATGTTGTCCATAGTCACTACGACTCGGATTGTCGCCCAAGTGAGTATGACATAGATAATTGTAATGCGGTAGGTATTCCATATTTAATTGTTTCCTACCCACAAAAAGAGGTATTTATACTAGAACCAACATGAAAAGAAAGATAATATTATTAGGTAGAATGGGAGAACTCTTTGGAAAAGAGCATAATCTCGTATGCAAAAATGTGCATGAAGCAATGCATGCTATCGACCAACTTAAGGGAGGCTTAAGAAAATATTTACTAGACTGTACTGATAAAGGTATAGAGTTTCATGTGGCAAAAGGAGATGAACTTCTTGAGTACGATAATCTACATTCAGATTTAGGAGAAAATGATTTAGTTATCACACCTTTACCACAAGGTGCAGATCTTCTAAAAACAATTATTGGTATTGCACTTATAGTTCTTGGAGCATTTACTTTTGGAGCAACAACAGCTCTTGGTATAGCACTTATAGTTGGAGGAGGATTACTTGCACTAAAAGGAATTGTAGATATGTTAACTCCAGAAATGCCCGATGATTCTTCAGATGAATCAAACTTATTCAAAGGGCCGATTAATAATGCTAAAGTTGGTATACCTGTGCCTCTCGCCTATGGAAAACTAGAAGTCGGTGGCGCACCTATAAACTTTGGATTTACAGATTCAAAAATAACTTCTGCACCAGGATTTACTTTTGGTAAAAAAGATGGAACAGGTGGAGGATACTCTGGTGGCAGTGGCGGTGGCGGCGCTGGAGGCGGCGGTGGCGGTGGCGGTGGCGGCCGTGAAAGAGACGCTATGAAATATTCGGAGCAAAAATAATGGCAGGTAATTCAAGATATAATAATTTTACAAAGACTACTAAACATCAGACTGCTGTTATTTATGATGCTATATCAGAAGGCCCAATAGAAGGATTAGTTAACGGGCCAAATAGTATTATAATAGACGGAAACCCTGCGGCTTCTCAAAATGTTTCTACTTATTATCAAATGTTTAGGTCACCAAATGCTTCTTATGTATCTACTACAAGAGTTATTACAGATATTGGTGGTGGTAATATATTTGATAACATTACTACAGCACAGGGGGAAAGATACGCTTCAGTTATTGCAGGTAAAAAACGAGCAACAGATTGTAGCACAACAGCAGGATCACGAATTATTACTACAGCATCAGCTTTCTTTGCCGCAGATGATATTTATGATGAAGGAGTACCGCTCAATCAATTTATCAGAATCGAAGGAGCAGGTGTAGCAAATGGAGAATACGCAGGACAGATCGTACAATACATAAATACTACTGCGGTAAGAGTAGACTCAGCTCCCGCTCAAACAGTATCTTCCGCAAATGTTTCTATAGACTTAGTCGATAAAGTTGCAAGTTATTCTGGAAATACATGTACTTTAACAACAGGGGGTGGAATTAATACAAATCCAACTGCGGTTTTACTATCCCCACCAGCAGTATCTGCAGGAGAACCTTTAAAATATAACTTTAATAATTTTGGATGGGCATTTAGACCAGGTGAGAGAGACCAATCTTATTTATCCGCGCCTTCAGGAGTCGGAAGTGCATCTTCAGCACATTCAATAAATCAAGCTCTCGATCAAACAGACTTACGCTCTATTGGACAACCTACAAACTCAGCTTTAGGAATTGATACTGATATTTCTCCAAATAGAAATGGAGAAAGTGGCATATCTAGAGTTGCATCTACAGGCATGAATATTGCAGACCCAGGTGAAATTGATTTTATTCGTGTAACTTTAAATCATGCACAAATGATTTCTCGAAAAGAAAATGGAAGAACAGGTAATGGATTTGCTGAGTATAGAATAGTATTTTCATATAAAACAGATTCGACAGATGATTTTGCAAATAATGAAAAAGTAATTTTTGGTAGATCAAGTTTAGCAAGTAGTCCAGCATCTTATCATGCCAATACTCGTGTTAAATCTGGCAGTACTGGAATAATTGATACACAGACTCAATCACCTTTTAATAGTATTTTTAGTTTTGATATTTCAAAGTATCAACCATTTACTGATTACAAAATAGATATACAAAGAGTATCTCCAATTAACCAAAAAGAAAATAGCTGGCAACAAACAAACCAAGGTAGTGTTGTTTCAATTGAAAACATCATTACAGACAAATTAACTTATCCTTATACTGCATATGCAGGAGTAGTAGTTGATGCAGAAGATTTTGAAGATATTCCAGAAAGAGCTTATGAAATAAGAGGACTTCGCGTAAAAGTTCCTACTAATTACTTTCCTTTAGAAGAAATACATGATTCAACAGGAATAAGAAGAGCAGTTGCATCTTACACTAGAAATGTAACTACTGGTGTAGATACAGGAGCAGAAGTTGATTGGGACGGTAACTTTAGAGGAGATAAGAAAACTTTTGATGGTGCTTCTCCAAACTATGAAGCAGTATATTGTAATAACCCTGTATGGGTTTTTATGGACTTAGTCTCAAATCCAAGATATGGATTAGGTAAATATGTAGACCCAGATTTTGACTTTACACAAATTGATAAATATACATTATACAATCTAGCAAAATATTGTGACGAACTTGTACCAGATGGAAAAGGCGGAACAGAACCTAGATTTACATGTAATTTATATATTCAAAAAGGTCAAGACGCTTTAAGACTATTAAAAGATTTAACTACTATGATTCGTGGTATGTTAATTTGGCATAATGGTCAAATAAGTTTAAACTCGAACAGAGAGAAAGGTGCTATATACACTTTTGGTAAATCAAATGTAATTGATGGAACATTTGAATATGCAGGAACTTCAAAAAGATTTAGAACAAATGAAATAAAAGTTACTTGGAATGACCCTGAGAATAGATATAAACAAGCAGTAGAAATTGTTACAGATGACAATAATATTGCAGAAACAGGCAGAGTAGTAACAAAAGACTTACCAGCACTTGGATGTACTTCACAAGGTCAAGCACAAAGACTTGGTAAGTGGCATTTACTTACTGAAAAATTAGAAAAAGAAGTTGTAACATTTAAAACAGGTATAAATGGTGGCGCACTTGTAGCAGGTGATGTAATTTTAATACAAGACGCAGATAATGAGAATGTTCAGTTTAGTGGTCGTATCTCTAGTGCAACATCATCAACTACTACTGTAATCGAAACAGACAGAGCAATCTCTCTCAATGGTACAGATAACTTTGACTTACATTTAATCTTTCCAAAAGGCGGTGCTTATATTGGACAACCAAGAGCAACTATAAATGGAAGTTCTTATAGCGTTGGTGATTTAATATTAGAACACGCAAATGGTACTGCTATTACAACTCAGGCTTCCGCGTCACAATTAAAAGATGATGCAGGCGCACTTGTACAAGTTATCTGGTCAGAAGATCAAAGAATAGAAACAAAACCAATCTCATCATATAACTCATCAAATATTACAGTATCAAGTGCATTTAGTGAGGCTCCAAATAGTGAAGTAATGTATGCAATTACAGGACAAACAGCACAAGGAGCAGATGTTACAGGTAGTGCAAAAGAATACATAATTACTCGAATTAAAGAAAATACAAAAGACATGACTTTTGAAATTACTGCAGCTGAGTATGATGTAGACAAGTTTTCAGAAATTGATAGAGGATGGGTAATTCCTGATATACCAGATGTTATGCGTCCACCAAAAAGAACAGAAGTTGTACCTGTACCAGTGAATGTTTCCGTAGCTATTGTACCAGATGATGAAGGTGGAGACAATACCGATGTAGAGAGTGCAACCACAAAATATAAAGCATTAGTACAATGGATTGCACCAAAGTCACTAAGAACAGATCAAGATGGAAATGCACTTGATGATGTATATGAGCATTTGGCTGGATTTGATTTAGAACATGATGTTCCACAATCAGACAAAGTAAAAAATAATACAGGGTTTATTCGAGAAGCAATTAGATCTAGAGGGCAAAATAACTTTTCTATACGAAATGTATCAACAGGAGATGAGTTTAGAGTTCGTGTTAGAACAGTAAATACTCAAGGATATACTTCTGAGTTTATTCAAGCAAAGTTTACCTTTAGTCCAGAAGATATGGTAGTACCTACTTCTAACGTAATTGGAGCAGGAATCAATCAAGTAATTGCAAGAGGTGGTACATTGTCTACAGGAATGACTATTAATACCTCTACAGGTGCAGTAAGTTTTGATTCTTCAACTTATACTTTTCAACCACCAACAGGAGTTCCTACAGTCTCTATAACAAGTGGAAATACTAATTTTACAGACGAGTCATTCAGTAGTTTAGCAAACGGTCAAACAGGATATTTATTATTTGACTATGATGGTAACTTAGCAAGAGGAGCAACAAGAACAGATGTTTTAAGATCGATTGTTATAGCTTCAGATAATGTAGCAGCTTCCAATACAAGTAATGTACCATATTATTTTAATTTCTTTCAACGACTTGGACAAGCAAATAACGACTTAACACAAGCAAATGGTACTTTTAGTTTATCACAGTTTTCTTCAAATCTAACAGGTACTTCTACAACTTTTGAACTAGATTATCAAGCAGGGGATGTAATAATTTTAGACGATGCAGGTGCTTCTCGATTCTGGGCAAGAGTTGCTCATGTAGAAAGTAACACATCAATGACTATTGTAAATGCTTCAGATAGAGATTATTCAGGCGCAAACTTATTTAGACAAAGTCTAAGATTTGATAGACAAAAAGATTCAATTATAGCTTCGGTTACAAATACAGCAGGAACATTTAGTTTAGTTAACTTTGCTAGTGGAGAAAGAGGAGCAGATGGATTACCAGGTGCAAACGGTGCAGATGGAGCTGCAGGAATAGATTCAAGAACAGTAAACTTAACTATAGGCGACCAAGCATTTACATATTCAAATACAGGAAGTAGCCCATCACCTTCAAGTACAACAGTAACAGCTACTGCATTAAATACGACTGGAACAGTATACTACGAGTTTTTCTTAAATGATGTAAGTCAAGCAAATACTACCACTAATACTTATACATATACTCCACAGGCTTCTTTCAGCAATATGCCTGATAAAATAGAAGTTCAAATTAGAGATAGTGGTGAAACTGCAATTAAAGCTAGAGACCAATTAACAACATACGGAGTTAAACCTGGAACAAACGGAACAAACGGAACAGATGGAAATGATGGTGCAGATGCGATAACTGTTATATTATCTAATGAGGCACATACACTTCCAACCACAAATGCGGGAGTAGTAACTTATACTGATTCGGGAACAGATATTCTAGTATACGACGGTACAACTCAAGTTCCTTACGATGACAGCTCTCCTTATGATTCGCCTTCTTTTAGAGTAAGTGCTTCAGGTAGTAATATTACTGTAGGAAGTGCAAGTACTGTTTCAACATACACAAGAAGATTTGCAAATCACAGCTCTATGACTGCAGATAATGCAAAAGTAACTTATACTATTACAGTCAAAAATAGTGATGGTAATGAGTTTACATTTACAAAAGTACAATCATTATCTAAATCAATTGGAGGAGACGATGGAGCACCAGGAGTAGATGCATATACTGTAGTTTTTACAAATGAATCACACGCTTTTGATGCAAATAGTAGCGGAACAATCAGCGATTTTACAACTTTTAGTTCAAGTCCAACAGTATATAAAGGAAGTCAGGCATATACTTATGATGCAACTTCTCCTTATACTGCAAATAGTTTTAGATATGGAACAAGAACAGATGTAAATGTAAGTTCAGCTGTATCAGCAAGTGGAGTAGTTTCTTTAAACTCAAACTCAGCAATCGGAAGTGGTGCAACTCTTACAGGTACTGTAACTATTCCTATTATTGATAATAACGGTGGTGCAACAGTTGCTACAAAAACACTTTCATTTGTAAAAGTTAACGCAGGGTCTATAGGAACAGATGGAGTTAGAGGCTCAGGAATATTCACTTTCGAAGAATCAACAACTACAGAAATCAGTGCTGCACAAGCAGTGAACTTTGCAGGAACATTAAATAATGCATCCGCAGTTGCAGTTGCAAACGCAGTAATACAGTCATCTTCTGATGGATTTTTAAGACCAAATGATAGAGTAACAGTTACAGATAATTCAGCAGATTCCGCTGGAACAAGAGTATATAATGGCTCAGCAGTATCTTCAGCAGGTTCAGTAACAGCAGCAAACTTTAGTGCTTTAGTAGTAGAAACTTTTGATGGTTCAGTAATCGTTGAAGGAACACTAGCAGCTAACAGATTAAGTGCAAATACTACATTTACAAATAGAGCAAATATAGCAAATACAATTCAACTTGGAACAAGTGGAGACAATGGTAAGTTTGTAACTGCAAATAAAACAACTTTTGCAGATGGAGACTTAGGAGTATACTTTGACGGTGCTGGTAATGTAAATATTGGACAGGATTCAGGAAACAAGTTTATTAAGTTCTATAGTGCAAATGGAACACTAGCTATAGGACAATCAGTACAAATAGGTGCTACTGCAGCTTCTGATATTGAAGCAGAAGTAGGAGCAACAGCTGCAGCTTCAGCTGCTCAAAATACAGCTAATTCAAAAGCTACTTTATCAGAAGCAAATACAGCTGCAAATACAAATATACTATCTAACGGTGCAAAAACTGGAGGGTCTGTTGGTGGGTGGACTATTGATTCTTCAGCAATTTACAGTGGAACAAAAGACACAGCAGGATATACTTCAGGGTCAGGAATAACATTTAATAGTGCTGGCTCTATACATGCTAATCAGTTTTATATTGATACATCAGGAAATGCTTTCTTCAAAGGAGACCTATCAGCTGCAACTGTAACAATAGGACAGATTGCGGAGTTCCCTAATACAGCCGCTATGAACACTGCTACAAGTAGTGCAGCATCCGCAGCAAATAATGCAGCAAACTCAGCAAGTGATGCAGCAAACTCAGCAGCTGCAGCCCAAAGTACCGCAGACTCAAAAGTAACTCATGGCGCAGTTAATACTTCATCTACTATAGTAGGTGGTGGAGTAGGTGGATGGACAATTACTCAGTATCATTTAGCAGGTGGAGCTATAGTTGGAAACTATACAACAGGCACATCAACTTCAGGAAATGGAACTTATTTAACAACTGGAGGATTATTACTAGGGTCAGATGGATTTATTTCAGCAAATCAGTTCTATCTAGACACAAACGGTAATGCAGGGTTTAAAGGAACAATATCAATTGGGTCAATTACAACAGCAGGTGGAGCTACTTCAAGCTCAGTAAATAATGTAGCAAACTCAGCAGCTAATGCAGCAAGTGACGCAGCTAATGCACATACTACGGCAAATAGTGCAAACAGTCAAGCAAACGGAACAGTTGCTTCTTCTCCAAATCAAACTGGAGGAGCTGTAGCAGGATGGTCAATTAATGCAAGTGCAATATCAAGCGCAAACATTGTAATTGATTCAACTAATCAAAGGATTTTAATTTCAGACTAATGGCAAATAGAGTAATAATAGGTAATATCGGAGGGGGTGATTTTGGACTCCAAGTATCTCAACCAGGAGATAATGTATTAAGTCCAACAGAGCCTTTAATTTTTGATTCAACTTCAGTAAGAAGTGGAATGACATATGCGGGAGGTAGTGCTGCTTCTACTACAGGAATAAACTGGTCTAGTACAAAAGGAACACTTGGGTATATACCTTTGTGTGTTTCAATGGATGATAAAAAAGGAACTATTGAAAGTTATAATAGTGGTTCAGAAGAAGAAAGGTATCAAGAAAGAGCAGGAATGCACGAAGTAACAACAACCAATATAAATCCAATAAAGTTTGAAGAGTCTGTAGATACCGTAACTGGCGGAGGTGCTGGAGTAAGCAGAACTGCAACTAATTTTAAGTTTATTGTACTACGCCTTCCCTGTCAGTATGGAAAAATGAACGACGCAAGTTTATGGACATAAAATGGCTAATCGAATTATAATAGGAAAAAGTACAAATACAAATCTTGGACATACAGGAGGCAAGTTTGGTTTATATATTTCTCGAGAAGGAGATGATATAACAACTTGTACAAAAGATCAGCTTGTATTTAATACAGATAATGCTGGTGCTGTAGCAGGAGCAATTGATGTTGGGCAATTTCAAATAGTTCCTATCGCAGGTGGAACAAATGCTTCTACGAATGTTACTGTTGCAAGTGGCTCTACAGCTACAATAAGTACAGAAGATTTAGGAACAGGAAATCTTTTATACACTGATTTTGAAGGAACATTTACTCCAACAGATGATTTTGAACAAACACTAAATGGAAACTATACAGGAGCTACAAGTGGAACAATAAGTAATACAGGAGATACTTCTATAACTGCAACAGTATCAGTTATAAAAGGTTTTTCAACGGCGGCACTTTTCTAATGGCAAATAGAGTACTAGTAGGTAAAAGAGGCACTTCAGATTTTGGTGTTTTCGTTTCGCAAAATGGAGTAGATGTTGCTAATACAAGTATTACAACTCCACTTGCTTTTGATTCTCGTGCTGTTCGTGGGTTAGTAATTCATGCAAAAGGAGAAGGGTCTCTTGCCCCACATGCTACTAATGATGCATCAGGAGTTGATTATCCTACAAGTACTACAATAAGTCATAGTTTAGGATATGTACCTCTTTATGTAGTAAGATGGTGTTATGCAAGTGATTTAACAAGTGGTGTTGCAAATAGAATGTATACACCAAGTTATGCAAGAAACAATAACTATGGCTATGATTTAATCGAAGAAGTAGAATCTACATGGGACGAAATATCTCTAATGGGAATATCTACAACAATGAGCACTACTCAACTTACTATTTATAATCACGAGTTTGGGTATAATGTCGAAGTTGGTGATGATGAAGCAGGCACAGCACCAAATGAAGAGTTTGGTACAAATAAACAAACAATATATTACGCATATATAATTTTTAAAGCAAAAGATTTTACAGGAGGATTAGGGCTATGAGCACCTATCATATATTTTACGATTCAAATAAAGATATTAAATGGGCTGCAGACGCTCCCGTTACACAGGATATAATTAATTCTCAAGCAGCCTTGGGATTATCTTATTTGTCTCTTGAGCTAGAACAAATACCTGCTTGTGACCATTTTTATATAAATGATGCTGAAGATAATGTAGTCGGGTATCATTCATTTGATTTAACTTTTTCTGCAACTACTATTGATGTTGATGGTACAGTTACAGTTACAGGATGTCCAGCAGGAACTGAAATATTTTTGAATAAAGTATCTCAAGGTACATATGAAAGCGGGGCTTTAACTTTTACAGGAACAATGGCAGGACGACATACATTACAATTTAAAAAAGATAAGTATTATGTAGCAGGACAAAATATAATAGTAAATAGGAGATTAGCATGAACATAGATTTAGAAACAGCAAATGCAAATTACTCTGATAAAAGACAAAAATATTATCCAACCTTAGGAACTCAGCTTGATTTACTTTGGCACGCCATAGATGACGGAGTATTTGGGGATAATGCAAAATTAACCTCTTTTTATACAGAATTAAAAGCAGTCAAGGACAAATATCCTAAATCGTAGGGTAAAGAAAACACCCCGCAAAAATAGTTCTTGACACCACCTCAAGTTTTTGATATAATTATTGCATATAGGAGTATTTTATGGCAGCTGGAAATTATGACATAGTTATCGATCAGGGCGCAGATTTTGCCCTTTCAATTACTATTGCAGAAGACGGTGAGACAACTAATTTATCTAGTCACACAGCTTCAGCGCAACTTCGACCAACTCCCTCCTCAAATACTCTTACAGCAACATTTACCTGTACAATAACAGATGCTGCAAATGGTGCATTGTCAATGAAACTTGGACATGCAGTAACAGCAAATATTGACGCAGGAAAATATTATTATGATTTAGAACTATACAATTCTAGTGCAAATACTATAACTAGACTGATACAGGGTGTAGCAAGAGTTACACAAAATGTGACACGCTAATGGCAACAACGATAACTATTACTCCTACTAATACAACCCTTAATGCCACTGCACAGACTACAACTCTAACAATCTCTTCCGCTGTCGGAGGAGATGTATCAGACGCATCAGTATTAACTTTTACAAATCCTGTAGGTACTCTTACAGGTCAAAGCACAGTAGAAGGTGCGCTTAATTTTCTAGCAAATCAATTTTATGTTGCAACAACAGCTCCAACTGCGGGTACAACAGACTTAGCAGAAGGAGATTTATTTTATGATACTGATGATAATCAGTTAAAAGTTTATCGAGATGTCAATGGAACAGCGACATTTGTTCCGATAATGATCGGGAACGATTCAGCAGACTCAGACACGATAGACGCAGGAGCTTTTTAATAGCTCGATAGGAAATAATCATGGCACAAACGATTAAAATTAAAAGAAGTAGCAGTTCCGCCTCTCCAACTTCACTAAGTGCTGGTGAATTAGCGTATTCTTCTAATTCGCAGAAGCTATTTATTGGAGCTCCAACTGATGGAACAGTTACAACTATAGGTGGTGACTTATATGTCGCTATGTTGGATCACACTGCTGGTACACTTACCGCAAGTTCTGCAGTTATTGTAGATTCACAAAGTAAAGTTGACCAACTAAAAACTGGTAATATAGTTTTAACTGGGTCTACAGATACTATTTCTACATCATCAGGTGATTTAAATATCGCACCAACTGCAAACTTAGTGATTACACATGGAGGCAGTATAGATGTAGATGCACAAGCCACAGATTTATTAATTGCTGACAATGAAGCAGCATCTTTTGTAATTAAGGAAGGCACAACCCCTTATTTAACATTCATTACAACTAACGGCTCAGAATCCATTAATGTGGGTACTATGTCTCTAAATACAGGCGGATCTTTAGAGGTAACAAGTACAGCAAATATTGGAAGTAATTTAGGAGTTGTTGGAAATATTACTGTAAACACAAATAAGTTTACAGTATCATCAGGAGAAGGTAATACTAGCATTTCAGGTACATTAGGCGTAACTAATGCTGCAACTTTCTCATCTACCGTAGGTATAACAGGAGCATTAACAGCAAATGGTGCTGTAACTTTAGGAGATGCTTCCACAGACACAATAAATATCAGAGGTAATGCCCAATTCGGGAATACAGTTGATTTCAACGCAGGATTTAATGTCGCTTCAACTAATACCATTGATATGGGTGGTAATAGAGTACGAAATATAGGTACTCCTACCCAAGCAACAGACGCAACAACAAAAGCATATGTAGATAGTGTAAAACAAGCACTAGATATTAAAGATTCAGTTAAAGTAGCAACTACTGCTAGTTTATCCGCAACTTATGACAATGGTACATTAGGCGTAGGTGCAACTCTTACAGCTGATTCAAATGGTGCAATCTCAGTTGATAATGTTTTATTATCTTCAGGAGACAGAGTACTTGTTAAAGATCAATCAACATCAACTCAAAACGGTATTTACTCTGTAACAACCGTTGGTGACGTAAGTACCGCATTTGTACTTACTAGAACAGACGATGCTAATTCAAGTGCAGATGTAAGTGGCGGATTATTTACATTCGTTGAAGCTGGGGATACTAATGCTGATAATGGTTTTGTATTAACAAATATTACAGGATCAGCTTCTCTTGGCAGTGACGGTCTTACATTTACACAATTCTCAGGTGCTGGACAAATTACAGCAGGAGACGCTTTATCTGCAACAGGTAACACACTAGATGTAAATGTAGATGATTTAACAATTGAAGTTAACTCAGATCAGCTCAGAATTAAAGGTATCGGCTCAGTTTCAGAAGGCGATTTAATTTTTGGAGCAAATGGCGGTGGCTCTTATACTAGATTAGCTATCGGAGCATATGACTCAACTAACTCAGTAGGACAAGTACTACAAGTTGGCAATAACGGAACAATAACTTGGACAAATACATTAGACGGAGGCACATTCTAATATGGCACATGTGATTAAACCAAAAAGGTCAGAAACTGTTGGTTCAGTACCAGCAGCTGAAGATTTGCAAACACATGAAATCGCTATGAATGTAGCAGACGGAAAGATTTTTACAAAAGCAGCAAATGGTAGTATAGTAGAAGTTGGCTCTACTGGAGGACAGACTGAAGAAGATGTACTAGCACTTGCCATCGCACTAGGATAATAATATGGCATCATCATTTAAAACAGCAACTTTACCAAATGCAAATCTATCTTTGCAGACGGTTTATACTTGCCCAAGTGCTACCACTTCAACAATAATTGGATTATATTTATGTAATCAAAGTGGTGGTTCAGTAGAGGCAAATGTAGAGTTTTATGACAGTAGCACTGGAAATCATGTAGGGTTAACTTCAAGAACTCCTATACCAAGTGGAACAACAATAGCTGTGGTTGGTGGCGATGCCAAAGTAGTATTAGAGGCTGGCGATGCAATCAAGGTACAGAGTAATGTAGTCGATAGTATCGATGTGACTCTGTCATATTTGGAGCAAATATAATGGCATTAATAGGTAAGGAAAACCATCTAGTCTCCGTCTTGGAGGCAAACGCAGTTGGGACTACTGAATTAGTAAGTAATTCTGTTACTGCAAGTGAAATAGCAGCAAATGCTGTTGGTAGTTCAGAAATTGCCGCAAATGCTGTTACGAATACACAACTAGCAACCAACTCAGTTGGTACAGCACAGTTACAAGCATCTGCTATTACAGCAGTAGCAGATAACTCAATAGATTCAGCAGCTATAGCTGCAAACTCAGTTGATTCCAGTGAATTAGTAAGCGGATCAATTGATACAATTCATATCGGTTCAGGACAAGTTACAACAGCGAAGATAGCAGCAAACGCAGTCACTTCAGCTGAAATAGCTTCTAACTCAATTGGTAGTACAGAAATAGCAGCAAATGCAGTTGGTGCTTCAGAATTAGCACAAAACTCTATCGGAGTTATACACATTCCAGATGGATTAATTACTGCTACACAATTAGCTGCAAACTCTGTAGATTCAGCAGAACTTGTGAGTGGTAGTATAGATACTATTCATATTGGAGACTTACAAGTAACAACAGGAAAACTAGCTGCTGATGTAGTAGATGGTACAAAAATTGCAGATGACTCTATAGATTCAGAACATATAGCGGCAGGAGCAATTGATACAGAACATTTAGGAGCTGCCCAAGTAACAGGCGCTAAAATAGCTGCGAATACTATCGCAACAGGAAATGTAGCAGATAATGCAATAGACGGAACAAAAATAGCTACAGATAGTATTCAAGCAAGACATATAGGAACAGCTGCAGTAGGTGCGGATGAACTCGCATCAAACTCAGTAGATAGTGCAGAATTAGTAAGTGGTTCAATAGATACAATACACTTAGCAACTGATTCTGTAACAGCAGATAAAATAGCTGCAAACTCAGTAGATTCTGCAGAACTTGTTAGTGGTAGTATTGATACAATACATATAGGTACAGCACAAGTTACAACAGCAAAAATAGCCGATAATGCTATTACAGCAATTAAACTTACTTCTGGAATAGTATCTTCAGAACATATTGTAGACGGTACTATAGTATCGACAGATATAGCAGCCAATACTATTGCTACAGGAAACATAGCAGACAATGCTGTAGATGGTACAAAAATAGCTACTGACAGTATAGTTGCAAGACACATAGCAGCAAACTCAGTAGATTCAGCAGAGTTAGTGACAGGTAGTATCGATACAATACATATAGGTGCGGCACAAGTTACAACAGCAAAAATAGCCGATAATGCTATTACAGCAAGTAAACTTCCTTCAGGAGTAATATCTTCAGACCATATTGCAGACGGTACTATTGTTTCAGGAGATATAGCAGCAAATACTATTGCAACAGGAAATATTGCAGATAATGCTATCGATGGCACTAAAATCGCTAGTAACTCTGTAATTTCAAGACATATAGCAGAAAACACAATTACATCTTCAGAAATAGCAACTGATGCAGTAGGTGCATTACAAATAGCTGCAAACTCTGTAGATAGTTCAGAATTAGTAAGTGGTAGTATAGATACTATACATATTGGAACTTCTCAAGTAACAACAGCAAAAATAGCAGCAAATAATATTACTTCTGCAAAAATTGCAACAGACCAAGTTTTATCTAGACACATAGCTGCTGGAGCAGTAGATTCTAGTGAACTAGCTGCGAACTCTGTCGGAGTAACTGAACTATCAAGTGCAGCACTTGGGGGACAAACATTCACAGGTAATGTAACATTATCTGGTAACTTAACAGTAAACGGAACAACCACAACAGTTAATTCAACAACCACAACAATTGCTGATCCATTAATGGAACTTGGTACAGGAACAACAGGTACTCCATCAAATGATGCAGGTATCGTCATAGAAAGAGGCGACGAAAATAATGCATTTATTGGATTTGACGAGAGTGTAGATAAGTTTAAAGTAGGTACAGGTACATTTACTGGTGCTTCTACTGGCGACTTAGTAATGACAACAGGAACTATTCTAGCTAATATTGAAGGAAACGTTACTGGTAATTTAACAGGTAATGCTGATACAGCAACAACTTTAGCAACAAATAGAGCTTTCTCTTTAACAGGAGATGTAACTGCTTCAGCTGTAAACTTTAACGGATCAGGTGCAGTTGCTTTATCAACAACTTTAGCAGCAAATACTGTAGATAGTGCAGAATTAGTAAGTGGTAGCATAGATGCAATTCACTTAGCTTCTGACTCTGTAACAAGTGCTAAAATAGCAGACAATGCTATTAATAGTGTAAACTTTATTTCAAGCGGTTTAATTACATCAGACTTGATAGCAGATGGAACTATTGCAGCAGGTGATTTAGCAGCAAACTCAGTGGACTCCAGTGAAATAGTAAGTGGGTCTATTGACGCAATTCATATAGCAGACAATGCAGTAATAGGAAGTAAAATAGCAACAGACTCTGTAGGAAGCGATCAAATAGCTGATAGTAGTATAGGTGCAAATCACTTAGCTTCTGACTCTGTAACAAGTGCAAAAATAGCAGATAACGCTATTAATAGTGTAGCATTTATATCAAGCGGTCTAATTACATCAGACTTGATAGCAGACGGAGCAATTGTAGCAGGAGACTTAGCAGCAAACTCAGTAGATAGTGCAGAACTAGTTACAGGTAGTATAGATACTATACACTTAGCAACTAATTCTGTAACAGCAGATAAAATAGCAGCAAACTCAATAGATTCAAGCGAACTTGTTACTGGTAGTATAGATACTATACATATTGCAGATAATGCAGTTACAGCAAATAAAATAGCAATAGACTCTGTAGGAAGCGATCAAATTGCGGCAAACGCAGTCACAGCTTCTGAACTAGCAGGAAACTCTGTAACAGCAGTACAAATAGCAATAGGAGCAGTTGGTTCATCAGAACTTGCAGCTAATTCGGTAGATTCTAGTGAATTAGTAAGTGGTAGTATAGATACTATACATATTGCAAATAATGCGGTTACTGGAGCAAAAATTGCTCTTAATACTATTACAGCAAGTGAAATTGCAACAGATGCAGTTACTTCTGTACATATTGCAGATAACGCTATTAATAGTGTAAACTTTATTTCAAGTGGATTAATCACAGCAGACTTATTAGCAGCTAACTCAGTAGATTCATCAGAATTAGTAAGTGGTAGTATAGATACTATACACTTAGGAAATCTACAAGTTACAACAGCTAAAATAGCTGATCTTAATGTAACAAATGGAAAACTAGGAGCTAACTCTGTAACAGCAGCTAAAATAGCAGCAAACGCTGTTGGGTCAAGTGAGATTGCAAATAACTCTGTAACTACTACACAACTATCAAGTGGTGCTTTAGATGGCAAAACTATGACAGCAACTACTGGAGTAGTTATAGGTGCAACAACTCTTGGTTCAGGTGCAGTAAATGTAAATGGAAACTTTGGAGTACAAGACAGTAATCCACCACAAAAACTTCACATAGATGAAGTAGCTGGTATGGATGTAGGCACAGGAAGTTCATCTTCAGTAACTGAGTTTACTTTAGATTCTTTTGCAACAGCTACATTTAGAGCAGCTAAATATATAGTACAAGTTACAAATACTACAGATAGTGATTATCAAGTGTTAGAAATATTATTATTCCATGATGGAACAACCGCATATTTAACACAATACGCTTCTATATTTGACAATGGTGCACAGGCAACATTCGATGCAGATGTAAGTGCAGGTAATGTAAGATTAAGAGTAACTCCAGGATCAACTGATACAATCAGTTACAAGTTTATTAGAACAACAATAGAGGTATAATATGGGACAGAAACTAAACTTTAACATCGAAGATGCAGGATTTAGTGTTGATGGAAGTGAGAAGTTTGATGCCGCAGGTGAAGCTGCAGCTATCAGTATTTCGGCAGATAAAATAACAAGTGGAACAATTTCTTCCACAAGATTGCCATACACTATCACTACTACCGCGCCAGTAAGCGTAGGCAGCACTAGCAGTGGTCATATATGGTTTGTTTATTCGGCATAAGATATGGCAATATATATCAATGACAGCGGAACACTTCGTAATATCGACTTTCTTGCTATTAATGATAGCGGAACACTTCGTCGTATTAATGAAGTATACGTAAATGACAATGGCTCATTGGCTGGGCCATTTGAAATTGTTTATGTCACTGATAGAAATACTAATACTCAAACCACTTATATTTCTGGTACACAAGAAACTTCTTTTAATACAACAACAATTTTTAACACTACCAGAGATACTATCTCTACTTTCAACACTTCTAGAGTTTCAATATTCAATACAAGCAGAACTACAGAAACAACTAGAGATACTGTTACAACATTTAATACTGTTAGAAGTACAGTTACAACTTTCTTAACTACAACTACATTTAATACAACAATTACAACAACAACTGGTTTTGGAACAGTAACTACATTTAATACAACTCTTACAACTACAACAGAGTTTACAACCACAACAACTTTTGAGACAAGTAGAACAACAACATTTAATACAACTAGAGCAACTACTACTGCTTACGAGACAACTACATCTTACACAACTTTCTATGATACTATTATTGAAACATCTAGAAGTACAGGATTTACAAATAATACAAATACAAGTGTATCAACTATAACTGCGTTTACTGCAAGTACAGCATTTACAAACCTTACAAATACAAGTGTATCAACTATAACTGCATTTAGTGCAAGTACAGGATTTACAAATGTTACAAATACAACTGTATCTACTATAAGCTCATTTACTGCAATTACAGGATTTACAAATGCTACAAATACAAGTGTAGCTACTGTAACTGCATTTGGTGCAAGTACAGGATTTACAAATGCTACAAATACAAGTGTAGCTACTGTAAGCTCATTTACTGCAAGTACAGGATTTACAGCTGCTACAAATACGAGTGTATCAACTATAACTGCATTTGGCGCTTCAACTTCGTTTGTAACTACATTCGCTGTAAATACAAACACAACTAAATCAACTAATACAAGTATAGGAACTGTAACTGCATTTGGAGCAAATACAGCATTTGTAACTACATTCGCTGTAAATACAAACACAACTAAATCAACTAATACAAGTATAGGAACTGTAACTGCATTCGGTGCAAATACATCATTTGTAACTACATTTGGAGTAAATACAAACACAGCTAGATCGACTAATACAAGTATAGGAACTATAACTGCATTTGGCGCAAATACATCATTTGTAACTACATTTGGAGTAAATACAAATACAAGTAAATCAACTAATACAAGTATAGGAACTGTAACTGCATTTGGTGCTTCAACTTCGTTTATAACTACATTTGGAGTAAATACAGCATTTACAAACTCTACAAATACAACAAGAGCAACTATAAGTACCTTTGGTGCAAGTACTTCATTTGTAACTGCGTATACTGTAAATACAGGAATTACAAACTCTACAAATACTACTAGAAGTACAAATACATCAAGAAGTACAACAAGAAGTACAAATACTTCTGTAAGTACAACAAGAAACACAAATACGGCGGTAAGTACAAATACTTCTGTAAGTACAACAAGAAATACAAATACAGCCGTAGGAACAAATACTTCTGTAAGTACAACAAGAAACACAAATACGTCTAAAGTAACTACATTTGCTGTTAGCACAGCATTTACAAATAGTACAGGGTTTACAAACTCTACAAATACAAGTAGAACAACAGCATATGTAGATAATACAGCATTTACAAACTCTACAAATACAAGTAGAACAACAACATATGTAGATAATACAAATACTTCTAGAGCGACAACAAGAAATACCGCGTATAATACAGGATTTACTAACTCTACAGGATTTACAAATGGTACAAATACTTCAAGGTCTACTTCATTTTCTACTGCATTTACTAATTTAACTGTTTATGCTGTACATGAAGCAAGTTTCTGTGATGAACAGGGAACCACTTTTGTTTTCTTTACAGAATCAACAAACACAAATACTTCAAGAAATACGACAAGAAGTACAGCGTTACCTGCCGCCATTACAAATACATCAAGAAGTACAGCAACCACAAGATCAACATCTAGAAGTACCTCATATAACACAGGATTTACTAACTCTACAAATACGGCTAGAGGTACAGCATTGCCTGTAGTAAATACAAATACAGCCGTAGCAACAAATACGGCTAGAGGTACAGCATTGCCTCA